CTTCAACGCCGTTGATGTTTCCAGAGCCGAAAACTAAATATTGTAAAGGCCTATTAGGGAATTGATTTTTGATGCCAACGCCGTGGCCGTTCATCTCAAGCCAGCCTGTCTGTAAATCAAACTGAGTATCTCCATTTAAAGATGTAATGCGACCGCCTTTGATATTATTCCCCGTGAAATCAACATTTTGTATCTTTGTAATCGTTGCGTTTTTCGCAAATAACTCATCGACAAACGCTTGTTGTGAAACTAACCGCTGGATGAACGCAGTATCGAATTTAACTTTGTCAGCCGTAACCGAACCAGCGTCCAAAGCGTTTGCGGTAACAGAACCTGTAGCTATCTTACTTGCGGTTATCGCACCGTCTACAAGCATATCAGACTTAATTTTCAACTTCGGCGCGATGATGTCAACGCCTCTAGGGCTTGCTGAAATGGTAGAGGCTAGTTGCTCTCCTGTCAAAGTAGTAGAACCAATGGTTACACCTTCCGACGTAACTTGAACCCTAGCACTGTTAGAAGCATTTCGCACTTCCTGTCTGATTTCATTAGCCGTTTGTGCGATAGCACTCTTAACGTTCATATCAAAAAACTGTGTTAACGCTCCTTGGTTGCTCTTCTGGATTTTGCTCCAAAGCGTACTATTTTGGTCTCTTAACTCAAGTTCAATAGAACGTAAATCCTTAAAAAGACCTGACAAAGTCCGTTGGGTAATAGTTGGTTCAACAAAGTTTGTTGGGAAATCCCCTTGCTCTAGCTGTATATCCGTTAAAACCGTGTCTCCAGCGCATCCCATGTGATGAAGCTTCAGCAGTTCATCGCGTGTTTGTGGTTGGAATACCTTATAATATCGCCCGTTATGCTCTAGAGCAGGCGCACGGACGTTTTGAATAGTGATGTCCATTTGTTACCCTCCATAAATTTTAATAGGGATTGAGCCATAGAAACTTCTATATCGGTTAAATCCAGTTTTTCGTTCAAATTCTTCTAGGGACTCAGTGAAAGTTACATAAGTTTTCCCCTGTTTGTTTTCGATTTTAGAAACCGAAATTTCTTTCCCGTTTATCTCAACAGTTCTTATATTTTTTTGTGAAAAATCCTTATTTAGTGTTATTTGTTTGTTGTGACTATCATAATTTATTGATACGTCACCACTAAATAACAGTCTTATTTTCACCCAAACAAGCCTTGTACCGATATAACGATGAGTAACTTCTTTGTTTCCTACATAAATTCCTTCTCTAGCCATAATACCTCCTACTCATAGACGTCATAGATAGTAGTGCTATCTTTAGTAGAAAGTGCATCATACTGAGATTTAGAACCGAACCAATAT